GGTCGCTAAGAACGTATCCCCTACCGTCTGCGCCCTTGCCCACCACGACGATTCCTGTCTCGTCGGAGTGTTCCCCCGAGGTGACGGCTGGGTCAATGGCGACAACGATGCGCACGAGTTCGGGGGCTTCGGTCACTCGAGCGCTCTCGATGTCGGCGTGAGTCCAGATGGCTCCAGGTACGTCGAGGAGAACTTCGCCATAGAGTTCTTGGCGGCCTATGCGAGTTCCCTCGTATCGGGCTTTCAGTTCCGCTAGGGCTGCTGGTGAGAGGTTGGCTTGGTTGTCGAACGTCGAGCCACGGGTGATGACCACTGAGCCGTCATTACGGGACATGAACTCACGGATCAGTTTGGTAGGCCGTGGGGTCGTGGTGATGATGGTCTGAGGGTTGCCGATACGCAGAGCAGGTGCTAGTCCAGCCGTCCAAGTCTCTTCGTACCGCCACGCTGCGAACTCGTCGAGCCATGCGTAGGAGAGGTTCAGCCCTCGGGCTCGGTCTGGTTCGTCAGCCGACACCATGTGAATCTTTGAGCCGTTGGTGAGCGTTATCTGCCCGTTGGAGCGGTTGTATTGCTCCAGAGCGCCAGACGGCAGGCTCTTGATGATGCCAGACGGCCCCTCGACACAGGTGCGGCGAACGTCGGTGAACGTCGGGGCGACGACTGCGCACTCGATGCCAGGCTCGCTCAGGGCTTTCTCTATCAGCCAGCCTGCGCCCGTGAAGGTCTTGCCCCAGCCTCGGCCTGAGAGAATGAGCCAGATGCGCCAGTTGCCCTCGGGAGGGAGTTGCTGGGGACGGGCTGAGGAACGGTAGCGAGCGTGAGACAATTCTTTCTTGGCGGCCTGAGCCTTGAGCGCACGTTCCTTGAGTTCTAGAGCCTCAAGCCGTTTCAGTTCCGCTAGGCGCTGTTGCAGTATCGTCGTCATTTATCTCCCCGAGTGAAGCCTCTAGGCGAGCGATTTCAGCCTGGATGTAGTCGAGTGTGATGACCTCGGTTTTGATGGGTGCGTCGAGGCCCATGAGTTTCGCTCTGCGATCCATGATAGCCAGCACTCGGTCAATGGCGAACAGTGCGCCCTTCTCTTCCGACAGGGCCTTGTCCATCGCTTTCTCCAGCAGGAGGTCGAGGCGTTGCCCTTCGAGGCGGCGGAACTCGTCTACGGCCTCGGCTGGGATAGCGGCGAGGGCTCGCTGGCATCGTGCGTAGGCGGTGGGCTTTGAGCAGCCCATCTGGTCGGCGATAGCCTGGTATGAGTAGCCGAGTGAGCGCAGTTTGAGGGCTGCGGTGTCAATGTGGGCTTGCTCTTCGGTGCGCTCGTATCGTGCCATAGTTAGGATGACCAGACGTTAGTTAGATTCGCTAGGCATACTTCGCCCAGCATAGATAAACATGATGGCAGATGTGGTGACAACTTTCAACTGCTGGCGTGTTTAGTTCTGTCGGCTCTTCCAGATAGCCGTGGCTTCCTCGATGGGCTTCAAGTTGCGCAGAGGGATGTTGATGGTGGTCATGCGTAGCGTCAGGTCGTTGCTCTCGTCATAATCGCCAGCGTGGACGACTGTTCCCGTCTCGGTGATGCGGCGGTTCGCTACCCCGACGAGGTGGGCGTGGTGGTATCCACGAACGAAGTCGCCCGAGTAGTCCTTGTCTCGCTCAAGGCTCACGAACGCCCAGTAGGAGACGTTCTGGAACTTGTGGCTGTAGGTCGGGATGGAAGCGTCATAGTAGGGCTTGGGGGCTGTCGTGCGGTTCTTGGTCTTGACCTCTAGCGGCCCCGAGCCGACGATGGTGAGGTCTTGGTAGATCGTGAAGTCCTCGGTGAACTGAACCTCTTGCTGGGTCAGGTACTCGATGACCACGATTTCGCCCAGGCGACCTATCGGGCTGGCGGTCTCGCCGATGACAGGCCCTTTCCCCCACGTTTCTTTCGGGGCTGTTTGGTCTACTAACTCGTAGTGCCGCTCAGTGAGGGGGATGCTGACGTAGCGGTTCATAGTTCGATGAGATGAAACGGCCCAGCGACGGTGGTGGTGTGTTCCGCCGTGACCCCCAGCACTCGGCGCAGGGTTCCTCGGTCTAGGCGTGGGAAGGCGAAGCCCAGAGCCCCCAGAGCGACGCTCGCCCCCGAGCCGATAGCGCCGTAGGAGAATCCCTCGACGTTCAGCGCCTCGACTACGCCCTTGTCTGCCGATACCTCGTAGATCCGTGAGCCCTCGACCACGAGCAGGTTCCAGTCGGTCTCCTGCGTCTCCAGTTCGAGAATCTGCCGCAGAGTGGGGTTGCTCAGTCGGGCGGTGTGTTCGAGGAACTGCTGACCAGCCCTCCACGAGCCTGCGAAGCCGATGAGGATGTTCCCGTACCGAGCGATTTTGGGGCTGGCGGTAGGGGCGCACAGTTCACCGACTGCGGCGAGCGAGTCCGAGCCGATGACTGCTCCAGCAGGTGTGGAGATGGCGGCAACGATAGTCATCGCTGGTGGGGCTTGAGGTGGAATGGCTTGGTCGGCCCTGGCGCTTCAAGGCGCAGTCCGCAGTCGGGGCAGAACATCCTCGCCCACTTGACCGTCACTATGTTGCGGTCGATGTCGTAGGTCTGGTAGGTGTGTCCGCAGTCGCTCATAGTTTCTCTCCACACTTGGGACATTGGGAGTCTAACTCATAGGCTTTATTCGATAAGTTAGACAATGCAACGATTAGGGAACGGTATTCTTGCACTGAAAGCCACGCTGACTCATTACGAACCGTAATAAAAATACCCCACGGTTTATCGTCATCTGATACTTCAATATCCCTTACCTGAAATATAGTGTTCATAGTTTCTCTCCGCAGGTCGGGCAAGCTGGGCGTGTTCCCTCGCTCATCGCTGGTGGGGCTTGAGTTAGAACGGCCAGGTCGGGCCTGGTGCTCCGATCCGTAGCCCACAGTCGGGGCAGAAGATTGAGGTGTGGGGCTTGGACACGGGGTTGCCGCCGAAGTCGAGCACCTCGTAGGCGTGAGGGCAGGTTGCCTGGCGGTGCTCCGTAATCGACTGGTGTGCGTCCTTGAGAGAGGCGTGGAAGCCCTCGGTGAGGCAGAACGGGCAGGTCAGAACGCTGTGCCAGCCGTGCACGCAGTCTGTTGCGTTGCGGATGCTCATTCTGCCACCAGCCAGAGTTCGAGCCGACCCTTGTAGGGGTTCGTGCCGAGGATAGTTCCGGCGTCGGAGCCTCCCAGACCCTTGCTTCGGGCTTCGAGCCATTCATCGTGACTGAGTATGTCAGTCCTGGTCACTACTTTCATTGTTTCCTCCTCAGGATTAGATACTGCATTGGTACTGCGAACTGTAATCATAGCCTGTGACATCAGGTTGCCGCCTTGATACTGGACAGCAGAGAGCGCAGGCCGTCCAGCCAGACGTAGAACGTAATCAGCGCCACGATAGGCACCAGAAAGAGCCATAGTTCCCATGCGTACTTCATCTCTTACCGTTAATCAGGTTTGATATTGCGCCAATAAGAACGAGCGTAAACATAATTGCTAACAGCATTAAACACCAATCCCGTCTTTCTTACAGTCGTGTAGGTCGGTCAGGTCGAGTAGGTGTTCCTGCGTGTCGGCACCGAAATGCTCACCACACTGGGCGCACAGGCTGGCGAACTTGAAGTTCTTGTTCCGGTACTCATCAAGTGCGATAGTCAGGTAGGTAATCATGTCCAGCAGGCTGTCCTCTACACCCTCGTTGGCGAGAGTGCCACCGGCAGCGGCCAGCTGGAGTCGCTTCATCTTGTCGTTGGCACGCATAACCGCACCGATCCACGATGAGATACCGAAGTCCTCGGAGCCACGAATATTGAAGTAGGGGTCGCCTGGTCGCCCGTAGTCCCGTGACTTCTTATCGTGCATCGCCTGCACTTCTTTAAGGATAAGTTCAAAGCTCATTGTTTTCCTGTTCTTTCCCCCATTGCTGGGCCATTGCGTTTGCTATTCCTTGATACGTTTCCGAACGTATCTTCCATCTGTCTTTGCTAGGTGGCAAATAGTGTATGCGCTCTCTTTGGTTCTTTGGTAACGCCATCATTTCATTTCGCACGTTATTTGTTTGCTTTAAAAGTGGCAGGCCAACTAGCCAAAGACACGTTGCTTTTTGTTCCATATGGCCAAACATCCATGGTTGCACTACTTGGTCTTGGCGTCGGCCAATAATTTCTACGGCGTACTTATGCATGATGGGGTTTTCTACGGCTTTAAGTGGTATGGGTGCATCAAGTAATGCCTTAAAAAACTCTGCGCCATCTTTCATCAAACTCCACCGGCTCTCGTCGCGGTGAAGCCATACGACCCCAGCATTTGTTAAATACGTACATGGTGGGTGAGCAATCATCATATCCCAGCCATCATTAAGGATTTCCATAACGTCGCCTTGAATATGAAATGGCGAATTGTCGTCGGCGGGAAGAAGGTCGCAGCTCCAGGCATCGTGACCTAATTCCCTAAACGCTTGGCGCACTTTGCCGGAATATTCACACGCGACCAAAACCTTCATCGGTTAATCCCAAATACAAATGCAATCGCAGTCATGGTCGCAATAAAGGCTACGTTAATCACTCCATCTCACAATCTTCTAGTTCCCTGAACGTCACAACCTTAGTCTTGTCGCTAGGGCAACGATGTGCAACCTCAATGGCGATTGCTTCCACCACGAGCAGGCACTTTGGGCATCGAAACGTCTTAAACTTTTTGGACATACTTCTCAGGCACCTTTCCCCTGTAGGGCAACTGCTGGTTCTCCGGCTTGAACTGCGAGCCACACCCCTTGCAGAATACAAAGGGTGTGGCGCACAGCGTCAATAGCCACTCGTGGCGGTGGCTCACTTCAACTCAAGCAGAACGCCAGCAATCTCGGCGTCGCTCAACTCGGACAGCTTGTTGATGGACTTGCCGAGGATCTTCTCCACTGCTTCCTTGCCCTTGATAGGCTCGCCGTACTTGGCGGTCAACTTGTCACGCAACTGACGAGTGAGGTCGTCGACTTCCTTTGCTGGCGTCGGTGCTGGCTTGGGCTGGGTCTGAACCTTTGGTCGGCTGGCTGCGTTGCCATCGTCATCGTCATCGGCCACCAGGCCGAGGATAGCCATATACGCATAACGTCGAGCGTAGGTGACTGCCGACCCCTGACCCTGTGGGTCTTGCTTGGGCAGGTGCAACAGCATCTCCGACTCAATCCACTGACCCGACTTGTGAATCAGGGAAGTGGTGAGCGTGTCGTGCAGAACATCAGCGCCATCGCTAAAGCCCCGCTGGAACGAGATGCCTTGAGTGACAGCAAGACCGTGCTTCGCCAGAACGGGGCTGGCCGAGGCCACCACGTCAGGCAAGGCTGCGTACTTGCTCTTGAAGAAGGGGTTGTTAGAACCCTTCGGGACTGCCGAAAACTCGGCCTGTGCTGCGACGAGGGCTGCTGCCAACTCGTTAATGTCTTGGCTATTTGCCATTATTGGTTTTCCTTTCTGGTTGTTAATGCAGAATCAATGACCCGTACCTGACCTGGGCCGTCCTCAACGCAGAGGGTACGGAACGCGCAGTAGTCGCACTGCCAGAACTTGCCGGAGTTGGGGTTGAGAACAATGGGGTCGCCGTTATCGTCCATAGCGTAGCGGTCAGCGATGTAGCCCAAGTCCAAGTTGAGACTGATGCCCTGCATCCGCTCAAGTTCGTTGCGAGCGATATTTTCCCACTCGCTACGAGGCACGTAGAACTCAGCCAAGAAGCGGTTGGTGCCGTCGACGCCCATGTTCGCTGCCTTGTTCTTTGACAGCGCCTCGAACGTCATGGAACCCATCACCAGCCACTCGATATGGACTGCGCCGTTGAAAGCGGCCTCAATACCCAGAGCGTTAATACCGGCCTGAGCGATTGCCTTGAGAGCTGGGCCCTCGCCCTCGTTCTTCTGGCCACGCATACGGTTCCAGCCAACCTGCTTGTCGAATGAGTAGGTGCCCATGGTCTTGAGTTCGTAAAGAACGTGCGTAGCGTTACCGCTATTGAAGTCCACGCTC